AAACAAAATCAAAGAGCTTAAACCAACTCAGGCAACATTGATGTCTGATAGGAAGAGGCTCAAGGATTCGTCCATAATTGGAAAGATGTATTTCTATTTTTATGATCCGAAAACGAAAGATTCGATGCCATACTACGATAGGTTCCCATTGGTTATTCCAATAGAACGATACAAGGATGGATTCTTAGGGTTGAACTTACATTACATACACCCAAGGCATCGGATTAATCTATTGGACAAACTTAGTGAAATTTCATCCAACAAAACCTATGATGAAAAAACCAAACTGCGAATCAGTTACGGATATCTCGCAGCATCATCAAAAGCATTTGAAGCAACACCATGTATCAAACGATATTTGTTCAGTCACGTAGAATCTCGTTTCTTAGAAATACATGCTGATGAATGGGATATAGCAGTTCTGCTGCCTATGGAATCCTTTGTGGGCGCAACAACAAATAAAGTATTCGCAGAATCAGAGGACAAATTTTAATGTCATTACAGAGATTTATACAAAATATTAATCGTATTAATGGGTTGGCTAAGACCAACCGATTCAAAGTTTCAATAGTAATACCATCAGCTCTTGGTATGAGTGGTATTGATTCAGAACAACTTAGTCTAATGTGTGAAACAGCAGAACTTCCAGGCAAAACTTTACAAACCGCCGAAGTTAAAGTATATGGTCCGACTTACAAAATTCCTTATCAAAAACAGTTTCAAGATATCAGTTTAACTTTCTTGTGCTCCAATCTTGGTACAGAAAGAACTTTTTTTAATAAGTGGATTGAATACATTATGCCAGAATTAACAAACAATATTAGATTTAGAGATGGTTACGAGACAACTATTGAAATATCACATTTAACAGAATCAGATAGTATTATACGAAAAGTTATACTACGAGATGCTTTTCCAATTGGATATGCGTCACAACAATTAAATTGGGGTGATGATGGGTTTCAAAAATTAACAGTGCAATTTGCCTATCGTGATTTTTTTCAAACAGTCTCAACTTAAAATAATGGAGTTATACTATGTTACCAAAACTTGATGTACCAATATATGATTTGACTTTACCTTTATTAAAAAAGAAAATTCAAATTAGACCATTCTTGGTCAAAGAAGAAAAAATACTTTTAATAGCAAATGAATCAGAAGATGAACTAACTATTCTGAGTGCTATCAAACAGATTGTTAATAATTGCTGTTTGACTGAAGATATTGACGTTGAATTGTTACCTATTTCGGATTTAGAATTTGTATTTTTTAATCTACGTGCTAGGTCAATTAGTGAAGTGGTAGAACTTAGATACAAGTGCAACAATAAAATTCATGTGGGTGAAGAAGAGAAAGTATGTGGGAACATGGTAGAGTTTGATGTTAATATTTTAGACATCAAACCAGAAATTCCTGAGAATCACACCAACAAGATAGAATTGACTCCCACAATGGGAGTTGTTATGAAGTATCCAAACTTTAAAATACTTAACACTATTTCTGCTACATCAGAATCAGAAATACTAATGGAGACTACTTTATCCTGTATTGATTACATTTATGATGAAGATGAAATACACTATGCCAAAGATGTAAAGAAAGAAGAATTGACGGATTTTCTTGAAAGTATGAACCGAGCTCAATTTTTAAAGTTACAAGAATTTTTTGAAACTATTCCGAAGATATCAAAGGAAGTTGATTTTCATTGTAAAAAATGCGGTTATGAAGAAAAGATATTGTTGGAGGGAATTCAAAATTTTTTCGCTTAATCCTTCGGCATGATACATTGGAAAATTTTTATAGGACAAATTTTTCATTAATGCAACATCACAAGTACACTATTACTGATTTAGATAATATGGTGCCGTGGGAAAAACGAATTTATATCGATATGTTAATAAGTCACATTGAAGAAGAAAATGAAAAAATAAAACTACAGCAACAACAAAGAAGATAAGACATGGCAACTTTTACAGACATCGTTAGTAAACAGAGACAAAAAGGTGAAGGCATAGGGAGTTCACTAGCAACTGCGTTTAGTGAACGTGCTAGAGAACGCCTTGACCCACGAAATTATCTGTTCAAAAAGAAAGGTTTATTAACTGCTTTACTACCAGGACTAAAAGGATATCAGGCAGGTGGAGATAAACTCAAAGGAGAAAAGTCAGAAGGTTTAGGTGCTGGTGCTGAAGCAATCCTAAACACCATTGCTGATCGTTTAGGTGAAATGAAAAGGCAATTTAAAATGGTTGCCAAGAACTCCATTGTCTTACCACAGATGGCAATGGATACAAATATTACTAGACGTAATATACAAGAACTTGTTAGAATGCAGAAGGGAACACCATATCAAAAAGCAGATATGTTCTTCAAACGGTCTGCTGAAAGAGAATCTCAATATGAAAGTGCTATGAAGGCAGGAAAACCTACTCCAAGTAAAAAAGAAGAGGGTAAAGAAGATAAAAGTATTTTTAGAAAGATACTTGAGTTTATTATAGGAGCAGTTGGAACTCTATTCAAATCACTCATCGCAATTATTCCCGATTTAATTGGAGGATTAAAAAAACTTTTAGGTGTAATAGGAGGCATACTTTCTATAGCATCTAATTTTGGTTTACTTAAAATGGCAGGACGAGTTTTACCAAGTTTAGGTAGAGGTCTTCTTGCTGTTGGTGCTGGTGCTGCTGCTGTCGGTGTGGCTAGGGGTCTTACTGCTGCTCGTCCACCAAGTCCAATGACAATGGAAGAAAAAAATAAGTATAGTGCAAATCGCACTGCTGGTATGTCTCCCGAAGAAGCAAAGAAACAATCACAAGGTTTCAAGAGTATGAGTCGTACAGCAGATGCTATGGTAGGAAAAACAGTATCAAAGACAGCAACTGAAGGAGTAAAAAAAGGATTGTGGGGTAGATTTCTTGCATACGTTGAGAGAAAGTCCCCACAATTATTTGCTCGAATAGGAAAAAAATTAGCAGTAGCCGCAGCTTTAATGGCCATACCGATAGTGGGTTGGGTTGCTGCGGCAATTGATATTGGATTTACTTTATGGACAGCATATGAAATATATCAACTGTGGAAAGAATTTACTAACGAAGAAGAATCAGAAATTGTTGCAAATAACAAACCATTATTGGATAAAAATAAGTATGACAATCCACCAAAACCAGTAGAAGCTATTCCTCCTGGTGCTAAAGCACCACCGCCTGCAGGTAATGCTCCTGCTTCTGCTCCTGCTGCTGGTGGTGTTCCGAATGAGCAACGACAATCAAAACCATATCCTGCTGGTGTAAGAATGGATTCTGGAAATGAAAACAGACCATCTATGGTAATCCCAACAGCAGAAAATGCAAAAGCAACAAGTTCATTAGCAAGTAAAATGAGAAAAGGTGATACGTTTGCACATCCACATGAACCTGGAACTGATATACTAGCACAAAAAATTATGTCGAATGTTCCTGAGTTTGCACAGTTCACTGGATTTAACGACCAATTTCATCAGCAAAACCATCCAAGATCAAAACATGCTAAAGGATTGGCTATTGATTTCGTGACTAAAGGTGGATCTAAAACTCAAGATGCTGCGGTAAAAAAAATTGAAAAAATGATGACGGATGCTGGACTTAAACCTAATGAATATTTGGTTCAGTCTGAAATATTAGGTAAAACCCCACATGCTACAGGTGATCATGTTCACGTAGAGTTTAAAGATGAAAAAGTAGCAGAAAAATTTAGAGCTAATACAACTAATTCGGGAATGGTTGCATCTGCTTATGCGAGAAACCCCAATGCGCCTTCTACACAACTTGCGGCCGCACCAGCACCAGCACCAGCAGCAGCACCCGCAGCAGCACCCGCAGCAGCACCCACATCCACAGCAGCACCCGCCGCAGCAGCATCTACAGCAGCACGTTCTGTACCTCCTAGTGTCGCAGCACCCGCATCGGTAAGTCCCACACCTCCTAGTGCCGCAGCAGTTGCACCAAAATCAGTAAAGTTGAATACAGTATCACAAACAAATATGGATTTATCAAAACAATCAATCTCAAGTAGTGGCAGTCCTATCATCAACAATGTTGTTAATAACAATAGTGGTGGAGGCGGTGGAGGAGGAACAACAATTGTTGCTGGTGCTAGTCTATATGATAAAGACCTTGTTGATTTGTTTATGGATTCGTTAGGAACAGCATAAGAAAAACCCCACACTAGGTGGGGTTCTTTTTGTACACTACTGAGTTAATTTACTCAGTCTTTTTCTGCTAGTGACCTGAAGTATTCCAAGTCCTCATCTTCATCCAAGCTTGGTGTAACAGATGCCTTTGTCGATGCAATAAAAGTATCTTCTGCCTTAGTCGTTACTGGTACAACACCGTCCAGACCAAGAATCTTATCCAACTTTGCTTTCAACACATCGTAAGACTTGAACTGACTTGGGTCAACAAACTCTTTGAGAGAGTATTCTTTCTTCCACAGTGCTTCCAACTTCTTGTCATCACCATCAAGTAACTCGGATGGTTTGTCAAACTCGGACTTGTCGTAGTTGCGATAACCTTCGACTTGACGAATCTTGATCTTGAAGTTAGCACCAGCCCAAAAGTCAAACGGATTGAGTGGTGTCTCATCGGCAAACTCTGGATTCATTGCTTCCGAGATTTTGTCGAAGATTTTCTTACCAAATTTGTAGAGTTTGATTTGGCCTTCGTTCTCTGGATTTTTAGGGTCAGAGACAATAAGAATGTTTGCGATGTACGTCAAACGGCGTTTCTGCTTACGTGCGATTTCTTTGTTTGCTTCGATGCCAGAGTTCCACAGCACAGAGTTATACTCTGATACAGGGTCTTTTTGATTGAGAGTGGTCAACGAGTTTTCGATGTACCAACCACCTGGTCCTTGAAAGCCGTGATTCCAATAACGAACCCACGGTAATGCTTCATCACCATCTACTGCGGGTGCTGCCAGAAAACGAATCACTGCCATACCATTACCTGCTTTGTCTACTTCAGGTTGCCAGAAACGGTCATCTTCTTTTGAACCTGCTTCTACATTTGTTGATGTCGATTCGATTGCTTTGGTAAGCTTCTCGAATGAATTGCTGTTGCGTTTCAGTTTTGAAAAATCACTCATTTATTTACCTCGTATAGTTAGTTGTTTATGTGAATGTATTGCGTCTTATCCACTCTATCATTATATAATATTTCTTCTTTGGTGTCAAGCACCTCCTGAAGAATCTTTATAGTTTGCCGTATATTCTTATGAAGAATACCTATACCTCCTGCCGCATTGAAATCATCGATAACGTCTTGCGTGTCATCAATCAAAATAACATCGGGTTTAGCATAATCTTTTTTAAGGTGTCTACCAGGAACGATATTCGCAGTATAGAGAATATCATGCCTCTTCAACCATAACTTCTTTTGCTTCTTTACTTCTTCGTGATGAAAGAACCCACCAGATGATGAGAGTATCTCCACTGGTATATTTAGGGTGCGTATAAACTCAAGTAACTCAATACAACCAGCATACCTGTCAAGACTTTCAAAGTTCTTACCTTCAACAAACCAGTTCCAGTTGTCATCGTGTTTTTCACCACGTTCACGACTTGACATGGGTTGTAGTTTGTAGAGTTCTTTATACCTCTTAGCAAAGTCAGACAGAACACCATCCATATCAAGATACAGTTTCTGTATTTTCATGTAGTCCTTTCTTCAGTAATTCTTTATACTTTGTCACTTCGAAAGAAATGAATGGTGTATACTTCTTCATCTTCAAACTGACATTCGGATAATGGATCGTATCCACTATCTTCCTATCCCACATCGGCAAGAAGTTTAATATAGCATTGAGTATACACATTGTCTCTATTGAAATATCACCGTGTAGTAGTTGGGTCAATAACTTAGGATACTCACCTTCGTGTATCATTAATGAATCATTTGGGTTCTCCTGACTCATTAACGAAGCAATCTCATTCGTGAAGGTGTATGTCAATGACTGTATTACCTTCTGTCTATCACGATATACTACATCTGCATCATTCGTCAGTAAATATCCAATCCATACATCAGAATCACGCAGAAGATTAGCAATAATAAAATCTCTACCTTGTTCAGCATTTGAGAACCTCCGACTGAGTTTATAAAAGTGCCACTTATCCTTTCTATTCTCAAATGCCTCTACACTGGTTTTTGATTTACCATAATACTTGAAGTAATCGTATGATTCTTGTGTGAAGTGGAGTTTGAGTGAGGAGTATAAACAAAAAGCTTCATATCCTGTCATATGGGTAATCTATTACTCTTTCCTTTGATTAGGTTATACTTCTCTGCTTGTTCCTGCATCTTAGACTTGAGATTTGGATTGACCAGTGTTGCGGCAACTTCGATCTCAAGTCCTGTTTGTTTGCAGTATTCACAGATAGCTTCCAAATATGTGTAGTCCGTATTGGCAATCATTTCTTCAATCGCCAATGCGAACTTCATCATCTCGTCTTTAGTGGGCATTATTTGAATTCAATCTTTGCTCCACCGATAGTGCCTGGTGATGGAACTGACCATGCTGCAATATCAGCAGATGTCAATGCTTGAATTTGCTCAGTTGTCCACGGTGCCAT